AACCCTTGACGATACCTCTACAGCGGGTGATTTTACTACCGTCTCTCTGGGTTCTAATTCAAATCCTACTTCAGTATCCTTTTCTACACCGAAATGAACCCTCAATTGATGAGCCAATTCTTCATAGGTCTTCAGAACCCGAAGAGTTGTAAGATCGTTCAGTCTAGTCTTCCAAAGAGCTACTTGATCTGGATCTCCAAGTACCGAAACATCAAGGAATTCGGATTGCACATATTCAGGATATGCGTCTTTACCAACTCCCTTCAAAGTCTTCACAATACGGAAATCACGACCAGTGGTTTCATGCGTGACATTCCCAAATCCCTTTTTGCCACTATCTTTAGATCCAGCCATTCCACGAATAATCATTTCATGAAGTGTTTTACCAACAGCCAAAATCTTTGGTCCAACATTATATTCCATCTCGCCAGTCTCTTCATTGGCTTGTTGACGCACAATACAATTGTAGTAATATCGCTCAACAGGACGAATAGAACGGGCTTTGGTTTTAATAGATTCAACCTCTTCGCCCTCTCCACCTAATTTTCGAATATCTGACCACAATTTGGTATAATATTCACAAATGGGACATTGTCCGATCCAAAATTCACCATTCTTAGTATTTGTCAATTCTCTAGGACAATGTAAACCCTTACTGTTTACATAATGTAAACGACTGCCTACGAATAAGCCACCCTTACGAATAGGGATATTTTCGTTAGAAAGCAATCTTACAGGTACAACGCCTTTCCCTTCTGGGAATTTGACTAACGAATCAAAAAATTTGCCTGTTAGTCTCTCTCGTTCGTTTTGAAGTTCTGTTACAAAATCTTGTGTCATACAGTTACCCTCGGTTAAAAAGTTATGAAAGTTATAAAAGTTAAAGTTTTCAATGCTACGTCGCATTTAATTACTCTAACAATATAATCGGCAAAAGATATAAGAAACTTTAATGATTTCTTAATTTTATTGAGATTTTGTCAATTAGTCAACTCCATTCCTTCTTTTTCAAAAATTTCTGCATTTTTTGCTAATGCATCCATTTTTTCTTGCAGAGTAAGACAACCTTTAGATTCCAGGTCTTTATTTAACGCTTTACGATTTGCGACCTCTCTATCATGCTCCTCTTGTAGTTTTTTCATAAGTTGCATATTTTCTTCTATTTTAGCCAATTTCCTTAATCGTTCTTTTTCAGGATTAATATATGGGGTTAATTTTTCAGTCTCTTCTATATTTTCTTTATGTTGATTTCTCAAGAAATTTCTCCTTTTAAGAATATTTTCTTTGTTTTTCTCTTCTCGCTTTTTCTTTTTTCTTTCCAACAATCTTTTTTTAGACATTTATCGACCTCTCAAATTTGGAACTTCAGAATCTATTGCCCCATCCCAATGTAATTGAGGTTCCCTAGAACCAGCACCAATTACAGATGTGTTATCTTCCATAAAAGACCCGCTTAACTGCTTTTGAATGGGTAAAAAATACTTATCACTAACAATCCTCTGTTTCCCAGCATCATCAGTAGTAATATAAAGCATACCATCTGTAACAGCGGCCCCTAATTTCTCATCATAAATAGGATATTGCTTACCTACCGTAAATGCCCAACCCTTACTCTTAGCAATTGGTATTAAAGCCGCATCTACTGGGTCAAATATCTCTGATCTCTTAACTGTTAATTTTTTTGCTGGTTTTAATGCTTGGTGTGGTTGTGAAATCTGATGAGATGTTTGCTGACCTTGTATTTGTGATAATATATTTGGGTTTGCGGCTAATATAGCAGCTAATTTTTGAAGATCTTCTTCACCAACCGTTTCTTCTCCATCTATAGCAGCACCATCGTCAAACTTATATTTCTTATTTTTAATCCTGATTCCATCGTCTTCCTCTTTAAACGCCAACTTTTTCTTTGTATATTCGAAAATTTCTACATCAGTTACTAAAATATTTCTTCTAGCAAATTGTGCTATAATCTTACCAGCTACCGAATCAAGAAGCGTATCATCTTCTAATTTACCAACTGTAATCTTTTTGGTTTTAGGAGCATCTTCGTTGTATTTGCCCTTTTCAGTCGCTTCATAATAATGAAAAATTACTTCAAACATGATTGTCCTTTTCTTTAATAGAGTAGCCTAAGATTTTAATCAATCCATAATACTTGGCATTAATCAGGGCTTTTGAATATCTTGTTATTATTTTAGTATCCTCTTCGCCAACTTGGAACCCTAAAGGACAATAAGGACAATAAATATACCCAGAATCAATAGGATTAAAGGGGTGTCTTCTTCCAAACAACACTTCATTAAACTCAAATTTAGGATCTACAAAAACAATACAATTATTAAAATCTCCTGCTTTACAAATCCTTCCTGTTGAGATAAATTCAGGAAACAATTCTATCGCTAAATTTGGAGAAACCATCATCCAAGTAGCCACCCCACCAGCTTCTTTAGAAAATTGACTGTTTGCCATCCTAAAAAAGTCTAAAAATTTATCAACACCCTTCCAAACATGAGTAAAATTATTTGCTAATTCTGTATTAACCACAGAATATAAATCAAATAAAACTTCTCTTATCAACTCCTGGCGAATATCCCGAGAAACCAAATCACATAAAACAGAAGTTTTTTCCATTTCATTTTCAAATTCCACATCAAATAATTCTGGATATTGATTTGAAAGACACATAAAATCATTCCAAGACTTGATATCTGTCTCATTATTGAAAATATGTTCATATACTGGCAATTGAGTTTTAAACAATCTTGACCTAGCTTGAACTGGACGAGGTTTAAAAACATTGTATTTATCTGTCCAATATACAGAAGTGCTAGATGATGCCATTGTTTGAACAGAAACCATCTTATATAAAATAAAATTATTTGGATCGAAAATTCTTCGTATTAAAGGTATGCTTATTTTCTTTAAAAACTGCCAGAACTTTGTGTTTGGACTAAGATCATTTAAAAGTAATTGATTCTCAAAAAGACAAGATAATTGTATTTGTTCCCACCCATCTGTTTCTTCTAAAAGACCTGTAGCCTTCCATTTATTAACCAAGTCTTTTTGCTCTTGTGGGATTACTTGTTCAATAAAATTATACATGTTCATTTTTTAATTATCCTAGTGCCATAACGTGTGCTTATTAACACGGATTTTCTATTATGTATTTTACAGAATGCTTTCAATGCATCTTTACACAATAAGTTACTCTCTGCGTACCCCACTATCATAAAACCATCTAACATTAGTTTTGCGTATACTAAATCAAATATGTTCCTATATTCTTCATATTCTAAATCATCGTTAATTATTACAAGGTCTAATTTAAGTTTTATTGACAAATCTCCAATACTTAAGTCAAATTTACCTTTAAATATGTCTCTTATATTTTTAATTCCTAATCTAACAGAGTCTCTATCATTGGATTGTGCTAATAAATGTTTTACTGTATTACAACTTTTAAGAAAACAACCACTCCTTAAACCAAGGTCAAATCCAACTTCTAAAAGAACATTTGGTTTGAGATATTTACCTAGATGATAATAAAATGGCATGTTTCTAGGATCAATATAATTAGGACTTTTTCTAGAATCTTCTGAAAGCATCCTGAATTTAGAAAGAAGAACATTTGGACTAATCAGTTGTTTATCCAAATCTTCTTCAATAACATTTTTTAGATCTATTAATTCCATATAATTAAAATAGTTAAGGCCCGCTCCTATCGCCCAAAAACCGAAAAGACTTGGAACGGGCCTTATTACTAATTAATTAAAGGGAATGAATTTACAACGCATAAATTCTTTCCCCGCCTTGTTGGGGTTTTTGACCCCTTTTACAAATCCTTTGGTCCTGTCGTTTCGTGCTTTTATAACACTCTACACATCCGACCATCATACACGGATCAGTTCAAACCATAATTCCGATACCACATCCGTATGGTGCTTTTAACCATCCTACTCAGATAGTTACGGCACATTAGTGGTAACGGTTTTTTATTATGGCCTTGAGATTGATTATTGTGTTTTTGACCATTCTACTCAAATAGTCATGACACATCTTCCAAGGCATTATTATCTATGCTTGATTTTTGAGAATTTTTTAAAATCTCTTCCAATCTGGCCTCTATATCTGGATCTGACCTATAACGTATATCAGACCCCAACTTTTCCATTTCTTTTCGTAAATTATGTCCAAAAGACTGGGCATTATCATGGGCTCTATCCCATGCCTTCAAATGTCCCTTAATTTTAGCCACATCTCGTTTTAATAACAAGATATTTTTCCTTTTTTCTGATAAATTCTGGTCTGCCTTACACTTTGCCTCTACAAGTTTATCAGAACCACCATCGTTTTCTTTAGTTTTAGAGAACATTTCATTATATGATTTTTCATATTCTGCCTCTGCAAAAGCTAAAAAATACTCTGCATCTGCTTGCTGTTGTGAAAAATATGCATAAATTCCATGTTCTTTTTTAATATACTCATTTAAATTAGTTTCATTAAATTCCATCTTTTTTTCATCTAAAACTACTTCCATATTACCAATTTTTATCGTTTCTGCCATTTATTGTTCTCCATTAGGTTGATCCAAACCAGTATCTTTATTTTTAAATTTATAACTATCATTCATTATTTTCTCTAATGCTTTTTCTTGAGCATTGGTATCTTTCTTTAAATCGT